AATTAAATTCTGAATTTATTTGATATTCTTATTATAAAAATTTATATAAAATTTAAATTTCTAATTTGATATCTGATTTTTATTAACTACTTAAACTAATCTTAAATATATGCACGATTTGCACGATATTTAATTTTCTTAAGTTTATTTTAAGTTGTTAATAAAAATAGGATTGAATTTTATTTTTAATATACTAATATGTTTCTATTATATAGATTAATATAAATTCATTTTTTTAATATATTGCCTACGGCAAAAAATTAAATTTGTATCTATATTTTATTAACTACTTAATCTAATCTTAAATTAGTAATAATAAAATAACATATTAAATAAGAATTAAGTAGTTAATAAAATCTGCATACGAATTCAAAATTTTATATAAATCTCTATAATAAGAATAACAATAAAATATTAAAATTTAAATTTCTATCTGAATTTTATTAACTACTTAAAATAAACTTAAATTAAATAATTCAAATAGAGAATTATAAGAATTAAGAATACATTAAGTAGTTAATAAAATTCAGATACAAATTTAGATATTAAAAATCTCTATAAATAAATCTAAATAGGAGCATTAATATGAGAAAAAAACTATCTGACTATTTAAATCAATTACAAGATAAAAATATATATCTTTTACACGCTGATATGTTTCCATTTAAAACATTTAATTCTTACAATCTAGGCATACAAGAGCAAAACTTAGTTAATATCGCTTGTGGTCTTGCCTATACTGGCAAAAAAGTAATAGTATATGGCGTTTGTGGATTTATTTTATATAAAGCATTCGAGCAGATTAAATTTAACACGCAATGGTGTAAAGACAAATCTTGTATTATATTTTGCAATGCAGGACATACAGGTTGCTATGATTTTATTAATATAGGACACACAATTAAAGATGATTTAGAAATAGCAAAACTCTTAAATTTAAAAGTATATACGCCTACACATCAAAATTTTATACAAATTATAAAATCCTTACTAAATAAAAAAGGTTCTTATCTAGTAAGGCTTGGCAATGATTTAAACTAGATTAAGTAATCAGGAAAATTATCAATTAATAATTTATTAATAATATTAATTTTATCTATATATTTCCGTGCTGAATTTACTGTATTATTATAATATTTTATATTTTTATCTAATTCTTTAATAAATTTAGAATATAAAATTTCTTTTGGTATATCTTTGGTAGCACAATGAAAATTATAATTTCTTCTATTTGAAAAATTAAAATAAATTTTCTTTAATTTTAATGAAATTCTTGCTTGGCACACTAAATCTTTATAATCTAAATCAAATGCTATATCTTGCCACGATTTTGTTAATGTAAAATCTTGATTAAATTTTGATTCAGATTGTTCTATTTCTTCAGTAAATTTATCATTACTAAATAAATTTTTAATTTCAATATAATTATCTAATATTGATTTACAATTTATATATTGAGCGTTTTCTGATTTATATTTTATGTTTAATTCTTTATAAATATATTCTATTAAATATTGTGGCTCTAAAAATGTCATTCCATAAAAATTATCAGTATTATCATTTAATACAAATTTATTAGATTTAAAATCAAATACATACGTTGCTTCAACAGATTCATATAAATCAGTAATATATATGCAAATATCTATGTTTTCATTATATGAAATATAACATAATACGTTATATTCATCAGGAAAATCTTTAAAAATTTTAGGCAACTCTGAAATTTCATAATATTTTTTCACTCTATACTTTGTATTCATATCAAAAACTCCGAAAAATTAGTTTGTATTGCATTACGTGAATTATTAATTTTATCTTGGAACAAATTACATAAATCTATTTTATTTTGATAATAATTTGTCAATGAAATATATTTTTTATTAAATAAGTCTTTTACATAATCAACTGACACTGAACTTACTGAACTTATAGAAAAATCTTTTATTGCAATTTTTTTATCATCCTTTATAATTTCTAATTCGCAAATATCATCTAATACATAAAGATTAATAATTACATTATTTAAATTCAAGAAATTATCATTATAAAATAAATTAATTTTTTGATATCCATAATCTGTTATTCTGCCTAAACTTTTAATTGAATTGACTAAGCGTTTTTGTGCGTCAAGTTCATTTATTTGAATCTTAGTTTCTTCTATAATATTTAATCTGTGATTTTCACAATATCCTAAATATTCTTGAAATCTTTGAAAAAACTTTTTTATTTGTTTTGTATCATCTTCAACTGAATCAATTACTTTACTTGCTTTGTATTTAGAATTTAAAAATTCATCTAATTTGTGACTATTTTTATGTAATTCATCGTGCTTAGAATTTATTATAAAAACATTATTTTCAAAATCAAAATCATATTCAAAATCTGATGTTAGAATTGTCAATTCAAGTTTTAACTTATTATAATCAGGTTCTCTAAATCTATAATAAACTCTTTCTTTTGTATTGTTAAATTTGTATAACAATTGTATTAAGTCATTTAAAGATAAAACATTTAGTGTTCTTTTCATTGCTGTAATCCTTTATATAAAAAATTCAGAATATACACTTCTTAAAGTGTCTAAAATTGAATCATAATCTAATTTTATTCGTGATTGATTATCTAATATTCTATTGTAATCTAAAATTGATTTGTCTATATATTTAATATAATTTTCTTTTAATTCTTTGAAATTCAATTTTTTAAAAGATTCATTTTCTTTATACTGATAATAATTGTTCTTTATATCCATATAAATTATAATTTCTAATTTGTCTATATAACAAAAATCACATTCTACCAATTTATCAAATGTTTGCAAAGCATATCTTTGTGATAACTTTTCATTATACTTGCCTGTAAGCATTACATTTTTATATAAGTTGTATTTTTCTAAATTTTTATTGGAATTGTATATGCTTGCATTATTATCTGATATATTATTTTTAATTAATACTAAAAATTCTTTTATAAAACTATTCAAATTATTATGTTTTCTTAAATGTGAATATTCATCTATATCATATGGAACATAATTAAAATTTTTTTCATTTTTATCAAATTTAAAAAATTTTGATTTGTTTTTTAATTTAGAATTTGATACTTTCAAGAATAAATCAGAATTCCAATTTTGTCCAAGAAAAACATTTATGTTATCAGGTTTATTTTTAAATAATATATCCAATTGTTCTAAATTTATTGTTTTCATTTTTGTATTCCTTTATACTATATATTCTGAATAGTATTCTAACAATTTTTCACTTAAAATTGTATTATTGTTTATATCATCTTGATTTGCTTTTATAATATTTTCAAGAGTTTGTATATAATTAACATCATCGGCACTTTCTTTAATTTTGTTTATGTGTTTTATAATATCTGATTTTCTTTTTTTATTTGCTTCAAATAATGATTTATATAATTCATTGATTAAGGTATTTAGATTATTGCATATTATATCGCCGTCTTGTGCTGAATTATAATTGCTATAATCTAATTCAAATGATTCTTTGGCAACATCATAATTATATGCAAGAAATCTAAAATCTTTTCTTATTTTTATTTTTAAGACTTGTGTATTTAAAAATAATCTCGGTTGAGTATAGATAATTTCAATATCTTTATCTTTATTAAATAAGATACTTAAATCATTTAGATTTATTTTGTTGGGTGCTGTTCTTATTGAAAATATTGTATTCATCTGTAATCCTTTAATACCTTTGTTGTTTAAAAGAATTATATAATATTAATACTTAAAATATGTTTATAAAAAATTTAATATAAACTTAAAGTCTTAAATCAGAAATTCTGAATATAAATTTAAAAATTTTTCTTTTGTTTTATTTAAAACTGATAATTGATTAATCTGAAGTTTCTCGTCTTCCATACATCGTTCAATAGATTGTTTTAATTTATATAATGTATTATCTTTTAGTTCATTAATTTCATTTTGAGTTAAATTATCATATTCGCCAAACAAATCATCATCTCTGCCATAAAATTCAAACAAATATTCTTTATTTAAATAATTAAAATGAACTTGATATCTACTTGTGAGAAATTTATCATAATATATATATCTGATTTAGATTTATTAATATTTAAATTTAGTGTCCCTTGCTCTAAAACTTTAATTTGTTTTTGTTTCTTTTCTATATTTTCTAAATTCATTTTGTATTCATCTGATGAAGTTTGTATAACACTATCAATATCATTATAAAATCTATTCATCAAATCACTAAAACATCTATATCTTTTATTATCCATAATATTTACATTTGCAAATTTTTCTTGATAAGTAAATAAATTTAATTCTGAATCATAAATAAATTTTTCATAATCGTGTAAATTAATTGACGATATTATATGTATGCAAAAGTGCTTAATATATATTCTACTATTTAAATCAAGAATATTACCGAACATAATATCAAAATTTGAACTTTTGTAGTTTTCAAATAGTTTTTGAAGTTCAGAAAATGATACTCCACTTGCTTTAAAATCTGATATAGTTTTCATTTTGTATTCCTTTTTAATTAAATAAAAATTTCAGTATATTGAGATTTTAATTTATTTAATATATTATTATAATCATTAATAATATCATTAATTTTATCTATTGCTTTATTATATTCTAATATCATATTATTCACATAATTGATATATCCTGATTTTAAATTATTAATAACATCATATCCATCATTTTCATCTGTTTTAAATTGATATGTTTTTTGCTCTTTGTTAATATAAATTATATGTCTTGATATGTTTATATTAAAAAATTCTTTTGATATTGATTTATCTCTATAATTACGTAATTCATATTGTGTTTCTAAATTTTCATTATAGTTGCCATTGATAACAATATCTTTATATGTTTTATATTGCTCTAAAGATTCATTAGAAACTGATAATCTTATTTGTTTTTCTGATATATTAGAATTAATTTTATCTGAAAAATCTTTTATAAAATCAGTTATTGTGTTGCATACATTAACATCATTAATTTGATTATTTTTTGTAAGTGTGATTTTTTTAAATTTTTTATCATTTAAATCAAATCTTAAATATTTTGTGCTTTTTGGGTTTAAAAAATATTTGTTAATAGTAAGTATTAATATTATTTCATTTGTATAATTAAATCCTAATGATATATGTATATAATCAGGTTTATTATATAAATCATCTAATTTACTTAATGGAAGTTCTTGTATATTAATTGTATTCATATGTAATCCTTTAATCGATAAGGGAATTATAAATTAAATTCCCTTAAATTAAACTAAAGCATAGTTTTAAGAGATTCTAAATCATTATCTGATACTTCTCTATTTAAAATATCTGTTCTATAATTTAGAATTTCTGTTTCTTGTGGCAAGACTTCATTTTTATCTGAATTTATATAAGCGTCCGCCCATTTTACAGGGTTTGTATCATATCCTTTAAATAATATATTTTCGCCTATTGCTTTTAAACGTCTATTAATAGTATATTTAATATAGGTCTTAGCAATATCTGCATTCATACCTAGAAATGAACCTTTAGAAAATAGTAAGTCTATCCATACTTCTTCATCTTTATATGCTTCTTCGTAAAGTTTATGAATTTCAGGTTTAAATTCTTTATAAACTTCAACAAATCCTTCATCTTCTTTGGTTTTAAGAATATTAAGCAAAGTTTGTGTAATTGCTAGGTGCATATTTTCATCTCTACAAATTAGTTGTAAGATATTGCCTGTGCGTTCCATTAATCCTTGTGAATAGTGAAGACTCCATATTGTAACAAATCCTGAATAAAATCTTACACCTTCAAGAATATTAATAGTAACAAGAAGTCTTAATATTGCTAATTTAAGTTCTTTAATTTTATCAAATTTAAGACCTTTTATTTGGCAGTAATTATATTCTGTTACTAATTCAAAACAGATATTATAAGGTTCTGATATAGACTTGGCAATATACATTAGTTCAGGAATTTTAAAAGATTCATCAAAAATCTCACCTGGATTTGGATAAACACCCCTTAAAACTTCTGTATATGATTTTGAGTGTTTAGCACCTTCAAAATATTGCCAAGTTAGCATACAATTTTCTAATTCAGGAATAGTTGTAATTAGTCCTAGACTTGATAAAATTCCACGTCCTTGCAAAGAATCTAAGAAAATTAATTTTTGTAGAACTCTTGTATAAGCGTGCTTCATAGGTTCAAGCATTTTAGTTTCATAATCAATTTTATCAGGGGTTAGTTTTATTTCATCGTGTCGCCAATCTAAACCTTGCATTTTGTCGTTAAGATTATCAAAAATAGGATATTTCATTAAATCGAATTTTTGTGTGTTTCTACCTGTTCCTAAAAACATCGGTTCTTTTGTAAAGTCTATAAATTTAGGATTATAAAGACTTGCTTTTGAATCATATGTTTTTACATTATCAGGATTTAATGTAATCATTGTTACTCCTTTGTAATTTTTATAAAATTTAAGCAATTATAAGTTATAATGCCTTAATAATGGCTTAATAATCCCTTAATAGATTAAGAACATTTAAGAGTATTTTAATTTGATATATTATATAATTCATCAAAAATTAGTATTAAAAGGACTACAATGTCAGATTTAGTTAAATTTAATCCTGATGATTTAAAATCTTTATCAACAGAAAAATTAAATACACTATTGCAAGAACAAATAAAAATAGCAAAATCAAAGAAAACACTACAATCAGCAGTTAAAACAATTCTTGCTTCATTATATGGTGCATTAGGTAACAATCACTTCAGATTATTTAATGTTGAAATAGCAAGAGCAGTTACATCACAAGTAAGATTTTATCTTAAATTATTATCTAAGCGAATGAACGATTTTCTTAACTTATATTGTGAAACTAAAGACGTAGATTATACAATAGGGGCAGATACAGATTCAAACTATTATGAATTAGAAAATGTAACGAAAAAGTTATTTACTCCAACTGATACATTAACACAAAAAATAGACAAATTAGATGAATTTATTGAGAATAATATTCAAAAAGTAGTAGATGAAGTGAATCTTGAATTAGCAGATATTTTAAACGCCAAAGACGCTTCAATGATTAAAGCAGAGCGTGAAGCAATATCAGATGTTGCTATTTGGGTGGCAAAGAAAAGATATGTAATGCGTGTTTATGATATGGAAGGGGTAAGATATGCTGAAGACGAGCCATATTTTAAGAAAATGGGTTTAGAAATTGTTAAATCATCTACACCTGAATATTCTAAAATTAAACTTACGCAAGGAATGAAATTACTATTTGATAAATCTAATGAAGACCTAAGAATATGGTTAAAATCAGTTAAAGATGAATTTATACACCAAGATTTAGACAAAATAGCAAAAGTTTCATCTGTATCAAACCTTAATTATAATTTAGATAAAGTAGAATATGATGATAAAGGACGTAAAATTGCTATACCTATTAATTCACGTGCAGTTTTAGTTTCTAATAGATATATATTAGATAATAACTTAAATTTTAATCTAATTCAAGAAAATGATAAAGTTAAATTATTATATCTAGTTGAGCCAAATCCTTTAAATTCCAATATATTTGCATTTACTGATGTTAAATTTGCTAATTTATTCAAAAAGTATATAGATTATGACACTATTTGGGATAAGTATTTTCTACAATTATTAAAGATTATGACAGACCCTATTAATTACAATATAGACACACAAAGCGAGATTTTAGATGAATGGTAGTAATAGTTTTACAATAGATAAAGCAGTTCATTGCGGTGTTTCTTGTATAAATGGCACAACAGCAGATTCTTTTGAGTATTTTTATAAACTTTGGGAATTAGATAAATCAGTTAAATTAATTTTTACAAACAGATTGCCTGATTATAATTTTTATACTTCTAAATATAATATAGACACAAATTGTTTTAAGAATTTTATAGAATTAGATTATAAAGATTTACATAAGTATAAATTTAATAAACTTTTAACGTTCGCACACCATTTAAATAAAATTTTGCACCAACTTAAAGAACCTTTGAAAATTGATAATCTTTATCATATTAAAAACGAGTTTAATAATATCCACAAAATCACAGGGGAATATCACGGATTTGGCGAATTTAAAGAAGTTACAGGATTAAATAATTATATCTATAAATTGAATTTTGATATTCATAAGACCTTCAATAACAATAAAGATTATATACTATATAAATGTAATTCAGAAACTTTAGAATCTATTAAGATTAAGTCTAATTTAAAAAATCTAATTAAATACTCTAATAATGAATTTATTAATATATTTGAATTAATATATAAATTAGTATATGTTAAGACAAATGGTTGTTTTGATAGACACCCACGAATTTTTGATGAATGTAAATTTCATAATATAGATATAGAATTTCATAATCTAGGCACTATTTTAGACGGCTCTGTATTAAGATATAATTTCTTATTACAAAATGGAATACAGCCAAGATATTTAACAGACCAAGATGAAATAATACAACTAATGTTAAACTAAAGGATTTAAAAATGGATTTTCTACAAGACCAACTTATTACATATATAGGCAACAAGAGAAAGTTATTAGATTTTATCGGTATAGCGATAAATCAAATAAAATCTGACTTAAACAAATCAGATAAAGATAAATTATCAACTGCTGATTTATTTTCAGGCTCAGGCGTTGTTTCAAGATTTCTTAAACAATTTTCATATCAAATACAAACTAATGATTTAGAAAATTACGCCTATACTATTAATAAATGTTATTTAAATATTAATAAAGAAATATATGATGAATTAGTAAATTTGAATTTAAAGGAACTATTTAATGATTTCAAACCTGATAATTCAAAATCATTTATATTAGATTTATATGCTCCTAAAGATGAAAATAATATTACTGAATCTGATAGAGTATTTTATACACGTAAAAATGCTGAATTTATTGACAAATACAGACAATTTATTGATACTTTGCCTAATTATAAAGATTATTTACTTGCACCATTACTTTATCAAGCAAGCGTAAAAGTTAATACATCAGGGGTATTTAAGGGATTTCATAAAAATGGGAAAATAGGTCAATATGGTGGCAAAGCACAAAATTGTTTATCAAGAATTAAATCAGATATAGAAATGTTATTGCCTGTATATTCAAATTTCAAAACTGAAAATATAATTTATAAAGATTATGCGGAAAACGTAGCAGGATATATGGAAAATTGCGATGTTACTTATATAGACCCACCATATAATCAACATACTTATGGCTCTAATTACTTTATGCTAAATTTGATTAATGATTATATAAGACCTACTGAAATATCTAAAATTTCAGGAATTCCTAGTGATTTTAATAGAAGTATTTTCAATTCAAAATCTAAGGCAGAATCTGAATTAGTTGATTTAATCTCTAAAATTAAATCAAAATATATTATAATGAGTTATAACAACGAAGGATTTATAAATTATAACACATTTACTAAATCTTTATCAAAAATTGGCAAATTAGATGTATTAGAGCAAGATTATAACACATATAGGGGTTCAAGAAATCTTAATCAAAGAGATATAAAAGTTAAAGAATTATTATTTATTTTAAGAAAATATTAAAGTTTTCTTAAGAATAAATTAAGTATTAATAATATACAATTCTATTAAATCAAATACAGAATACAGGAGTTACAAATGACTAAACACACCAATCACATTAAATCAAAATCAAGGCTAGAACTTGAAAATGAGTTGATAGATTTATCAAAACAAAATGGTAAAATAACTGAATTTGTTAAAATACAAAAAATAATTATAGGTGTTTTGGCAGGATTATTGCTATCAGGAATTTTATTAATTTCTGATTTAGTATATAAGAATATAAATTTAAATTCTAAAATTAAAGATACTGATACAGAATTAAAAAATAAAAATAGAGAATTATTAGATTTAAATAATACTCTTATTAATAACTATTCTATAATAGAAAATTTAAAAACAGATATTATATTAAAATTCACTAAAGAAACTATATTAACTGATTTAGCCAAATATGATTATATTTCAGAAAGAGAACAAAAAATTATATACAATTCTGTAATTAAATATTCTGATTTATATAAAATAAATCCATTAATTTTATATGGAATTCTATTTACTGAATCTACATTTAAAACAGATATTCAACACGCTAAAGTTAATCTTATAATTGATAATAAGAAAATTCAAACAAGAGCGATAGGTTTAGGTGGTGTAGTTTGGGAATGGTGGTCTAATGATTTAAAAGAAAACAATATAGCACAAACAAAATCAGACCTTTTCGATATAGACACAAATATTAATGCCACTGCATATATCTATACAGAAATGTTTAAACGTGCTAAACTTAAATCAGCAAGAACACAAACTGAATCTGCACTAATGAGATATTTTGGTGGCGAATACAAATGGTATTCTGATAGAATTAACTCAAAAATAGTTCAAATAATTAATGATATGCTTCTAAATTAATATTATATTAAGTTTTAATATAGTAATATTTTATCAAATTCAACATAAAGGAAAACAAAATGTTTTTTAAATATAATAGTTATTTAATCTCAACAGAAAATGTATCTGTTGTAATTTTCGATAAAGAAAAACAAAGGCTAACAATTAATTTTAATTATCCTATTAATATTAAAATTAACAATTACAGGACAAAACAGGTTTCAGATTATCTTTATCTTATAGTTGATGAAAATCAAGAAAATGAAATTTTTACATATTTTAGCAACGATAAAGATTATATAAAATTCACAACAGGTTCTACCACAATTTTTGTAAAAATCAAATTTATATCTTACATTAAAACAATAGAAAATGAATTAAAAATTGTATATAATCTTACACACCCTATTAATATAGACGGCTCTGCAAAAGTTACAACAACTGCTGAATTTGTTTATAAATTCTTTGATAATTTAGAACATTTTAAGGAAGAAGTATCTAGGATATCAAAAATAATTAATCTTAAAAATATAGAAGAGATTAATCAATAAGGATTAATTATGCAAGAAACACAAGAGTTGCAAAAGATTAAAAATACAGAAACTTCAAATGTTGATGATTCTTGGGTAGATGAAATAGAGATTTTAGAAATCCCTAAACCTGAATATAATTACCCTGAAGATATGAAAAAACACGTAGAGCAAAATATACCTTTGCCATATACAATTGATGATGTTGATAAACGTGTTCCTTTTCTTATGGATTTACAAAAAGATGTATGTTTTGTAAATGAAAGAATCTTTGAAGAAAAAGAAGGTGCTTTTGAAGAATATGAAGCAAAGCGTGATATTTACGTAGAGAATTTTAAAGAATTGTATAGACAAGTAAGAGATGATTGGGTTAAATATGATAATCCTGACGATAACCCCTGGAAATCTGATTTAATTGATATATATCAAGATGATTGGCACTCTTACGAGCATATTAAATCTAATTATACACAACACTTTAAAATTGATTATTCTAAAGATTTTAAACACGTTGATTTTCTTACAGAAGATTTTGAAAAAGACCCTATGAAATTTTTTCTTAATCTTGCAAATACAAATAAAGAATTATACGATAAGAAAATGCGTGAATATCAGTATCGAAATCGTGCTAGATATTGGAAATTAAGTTATGAAGAGTTTTTGCAATTAGATAGATATGATACTAGACGCAATAATTATCCTAAACCTGAAAATACCGATTGCGGATATGATAGGGATTATATGAATATTCCTAGACCACCTGAAGGAGTAACATATCCTGTCGGCAATAATTATATATATCTTTGGTGCAATTACAATTTACTAGACCTAGAACGTGAAATGGCTTTTCATAATCATATGCCAAAATTACCAAGTCTTAATATAGAAGATTGGAAGTTTGATAAAATGGGAAGAGATGGTGTCGAAAATGACTTTTTCAATCGTAGAATTCCTGATTTTACACCACAAGGATTGATAGACGCAGTTTTATTTAAATATCCTTTTCAAGACGGAAATTGGAACGGATTAAGATATGAACCAAGTGGCAAAGAACTTGATTATTACGGATATTTTACACCTAGACAAGCAGACCTAGAGTTCAAAAAAAGAAGTGATTTAGTAATGGTATCTCACTATCAAGATGAAAAAGACTTAAGGGATTTGTGCGAAAAGTATAAAATAGACGGAATAGCCCTAGATTGGAACAAAGACCTAATTAAAAGATTAGTTGCTAGTTTAGAAATGGGATTAATTAAAGAAATTAACGATGATACTATATTTGATGTAGAACATAAAATTATAGACCCATTCCCACCTGTATTAACAGAAGAAGACAAATTAAGAATACAACAAGAAAAATTAGAGCAAGAGCGAATAGCAGAAGAAATCACAAAAGACGCACTAGAACGTGCAAAAAAGCGTGATGAAGAAGCAAAGTATAAAATCTTGCAAAATCAGTTATACTCTGAAAGGGTGCAATGGTGGCGTAAATGGAACGATTTACAAAAAATGATTAATCCTAACGTTCAGAATTATATTAATACAGAAGGCGATGATTGGGCTGACGGAACACACGAAGCAGGTATTGAAAATTATAAGAATTTAATATATACTTACAAAGATAGAATTATTGAGAGATATTTAAGACTTAATAATTTACTTGATAAATCAGAACAAGAAAAACAAGAAATTATTAATTCTAAATTTCAATTATCTAACGAACAACAAGAAAAATTTGACTTGTATTGTAAAAATAGAGATTACCTAGAAAAAGGAGCAGATGTGAGAGATTTTGAATTAGATGAAGATTACAGCGAAAGTGGTGCAGGCGAAGTTCATCAATTAACTTTAGAAGAATTTAACGCACTTGTTAAAATAGAGCAACAGAAAAAAGAGCGTGAAAACGCACAACTACAATTAAATAAAGGAGTCCAAATGGAAAACACACAAAATCCACAAACTAATAATACACACGATTTAAGTGATGAAACACTAGATTCACTACTTAAAGCACTTGAAGGACTTGATACACCTAGTTCATCAGTTGTTACAGAAAGTAACATTATAGACGTTGATACTATTGATGAACCACCAACAATTCCTGTGAAACATATTCAAGAGCCACAAAATGTTACAAAAAGTAACACTATTCAAGAACAGCCAAAATATGTCAATCAACACGAGCCATTACAGGCAATAGTTGATACACCTGACAATTCAATTAAAGAAACTTTATTGAATGAAAACAAAGAGAGTATAGAGAAAGTTGAAGAACCTTATAAACCTAAATATACGCAAGAACAATTAGATAAAGTCGAAATTCCTGATGTTCCGCAAGAGTGTGATAAACCTTTGCCAAAAAATAAATCAGATTATACATTTTATGATTTTGATATAATAGAACAAACAGAACGTGAATTTGCCGAAAAATGGCTAGACCTTGAAGATGAAATGAAATCTGTTAAAGAGCGTATGAAACTTCTTAAAAAAGAATATGAAGATAAGTCAATAAATCCGCAATCTGTTATTAAAGCACTTAAAGCAGTTGAAAAACGCTATAAAAAGACTTCTGATGAAATTGAAGAAGAAGCAAGAGTATATAGTCACTTGTCAAAAGATAAGTCAATATTATTAAGAATTTCAGGTAAGATTTCTGACCGCAAGAAAAATCAATTAGCGTGCGATGATAAGAGTGTTGAAGGTATAATGGCTAATAATGAGTGTAAAAATGTAGGACGACAGAAAGAATTATGGAATTTTATAAATGATGATAGACACAATTTTATAATGGACTCCTAATATGAAATATAGTCCGTATAGTTTTTCTAAAATTTCTTGTTACCAAGATTGTAATAGAAAATTTAAATACAAATATATTGATAAGATTAAAGTTCCTATTAATAATGAAGCATTAGTTAAAGGTTCTAAAATTCATAAAATTTTAGAACTTGAAGACTTTACTAATTATAATAATGACTTAGAATATAAAGAAATTATTGATAAATTTGTAAATTCTGATATAGGTAAGGATATTTTTTCTAAAAAATCTATTAAAGAATATCAGATTAAATTAGATTCTAGGATTAATCCTTGTAAATCAGACCATATATTTGTTGGATATGTAGATAGAATTAATCAATCTGATATATTAGAATTAATAGATTATAAAACAGGTAAGTATAAGGAATTGCAGTATCAATCTTTTACTCAATTGATATTTTATGCTATATATTTCTTTAGAAAATATAGTAATATAGACAAAATTAAGATTAGATATGTATATGTAGAACATTGCCTAGAAAATACTTTAGAATTAGAAAGACAATATTTAGATGTATATTTAGATACATTTAAGAAATCTATTATAGAAATTGAAACATCTGAATATTACCTAAAGAATACTAAATTTTGTAATTGGTGCGAATATAAAGATTTATGTGATAAAGATTTAACATAAGTTAATAAACTAGATAAATAGTTTTAATTAAATTAAAACTGATTATAAAGGTTATTTCTAATGAATAAATCACTAAATGAAATTTTGATTAATAATATCAAGAAAGATGGTAAAATTGTTCCATTATCTGAAAATATAGATATGGAAAACACTGAAAAAATACTTATGGATATGATAGAGCAAAAGAAAAAGACTTCACTTGCCTATGAAATATCAGAAGTTCAACCTATGATAGCACCTGTTGGCGTAGTATTTGTATCTAATTATGATTACGCACAAGAAAAGATGACTATCGGTAAAATAAAAATAGAAGCACAAACTTCTAAAATTAAGACAGATATTACACAAGAAGCACTAGATGATTTGGCTCAATTTGGTAAGGATTTTGAACTTATTGAAAAATTTGTTCGTAGAGCAAGTGATAATGATGAAAATATGAAATTCGTTCAATTTCTTAATACAAAATCAACTGCTATGCCTGATTTAAATATGACTGCATATGATTCTACAAACTCTGAAAATTCTTTGTTTATTCTATTAAAGAGAATTACAGAAATAGTATCAGAAATCAATAAATCAAACTATATGACTTTTAGTTCATATTGTGTAGTTCCTGCCAAATTTGCAAGCATTCCACTAGGTCAAGGATTTAATAACGTATCTGAAGAAAATGAGTTATTTTTAGGTGCTTATAAGAAAGTAAGATTTTATCTAAATCCTGATGTTAATGACGAACAAATATACGTAGGATTATGTTCTAAAATAGAATCAGGTGTATCATCAATTATATTTAGTCCTTATCAATATCTTATTTCAAAAGCACAAGACCCTGAAACAGGTATAGAGAAGTATTTTGTATTTAATAGGTATCAAATTACAGAAAACCCATTAAATCAAACTAAGATGTATAAATTTAAGATTAAAATCAACTAATTTTCGTTAATATAGGGGGAATTAAAATCCCCTTTTAAATAGGAGTATAAATGATTAAAGTAAAAGATATTATGGATTTTAGATTTGAAAATTTATATCTTGAAGATATAGATGAAATACAAGATAAAGAGCGAGATTATAGAGAATATATAAATGAAGCCACTGCCAATCCTATCAAAGATTTGAACTCTGTTGAATTAAAGAAAAATCTTAAAAATCTAGGCATAAAAATTAAAGATTTTGTAGAAACAAACGCAATATTTAGTATTACTTTATATAAAATAGATGATGAAATATATACAAATTTAAACACTCTGCTTAAAGAATATGACTTCAAAATAGAAGTTAGTAAAAAATCAATTATTATTTTTAAACCTTAACTTTTTTAAATTCCTATTTTTATAGATAGGAATTCTCTTTTTATTAGTATATTACATTTTAGTTACAATATTATATTAAATTAAGTAGTTAATAAAATTTGGATATGAATTCATTTTAGACTTTTATGTTTTTTGCCGTAGGCAATATATTAAAAAATTTAAATTTATTATATTTCTTATTATAAGAATTTTGTTGAAATTTAAATTTTAATCCTAAAAATATTAACTACTTAAAGATTGCTGAATTTATTAAATTAATTATTTTATTTAAGTTTATTTTAAGTAGTTAATAAAAACTGCATACGAATTTAAATTTAATTTTTTATTGTTCTTTATTATAAGAATTCTATTGAAATTTAAATTTCTATCCTAAATTTATTAACTACTTAAAATAAACTTAAGAAAATCTATCTTACAGATATAGCGTCTTAATTTGTTTAAGGTTAAATTAAGTTATTAATAAAATAAGGATATGAATTTAAATTTATAGTTGGCTATATTATTAAGAATAAAGAATTTAAATTTATTGTTATTCTTATTATAAGAATTTGATTAAAATTTAAATTTGTATCTAAATTTTATTAACTACTTAAACGAAACTTAAATTAGTAATATAATAGTTATATATTAAATCAGAATTAAGTAGTTAATAAATTTAGGATAGAAATTCAAATTTTTATATAAATCTCTATAATATAAATCAATAAAATATTAAATTTAAATTCGTATGCAATTTTTATTAACTACTTAATCTATTATTAATTTATTAAATTAATTTTAATCTTTAAGTTTTATTTAAGTAGTTAATAAATTTAGGATAGAAATTTAAATTTTTATATAAATTTCTATAATATAGAATTAATAAATTTAATTTTTTTAATCTCTTGCCTACGGCAAAAACTAAAAACAAATTCATATCCTAAATTTATTAACTACTTAAAATAAACTTAAATTAAATAATTAATTATAAACCTTAAGCAATATCTAAGTAGTTAATAAATTTCAGATATCAAATCAGAAATTTAAAAGTATAAATACACTTATAATAAATCAATAAGGGATTAAATGTCAGATATAATTCAAAATGGTATGTATAAAGTTCTCGGCGATATGTCAAGACCTACCAAATTTAAATGTATGATATTTTTGCCTAAAATTTTAAAAAATATATCTGTAAAAGAACAAGATATTGATACTTATTGCAAGGCAACATCATTTCCTTCACTATCAACTGAAATAATAGAAATAGATTATAAAGGCAGAACAATCCCTATTCAAGGTATGCAAAGAATAGAACAAACCTGGTCTTGCGAATTTTATAATGATGAAAGTCACTTACTAAGAAATTTATTCATCAATTGGATGTTAATGTCACAATACTATAATTATGGCAATAATATACATATGCCAAATGAAGATAGATTAGTTTCGGCGATGTCTATTTATCAATTAGATTACGAATTAAAGAAACAAACTGCTGTTAATACATTTTTTAATGTTTTTCCTATTGAAGTATCAGAAATAGAATTAAATTCAGAATCTGTTTCACAAGTGCAAACATTTTCAGTTAAATTTGCTTATTCACATTTTCAAGTTACAACTATCGATTCTAAATTTATGTCTGCTAATGATATAGCCGATAAAATTAAATCAATGATACAAGACACTTTAAATTCTATTGCTAATTCAGTAATGGGTGCAGTTAAATCAACAATAGGTGGAACAATAGATTCTTTAGTTGGTGATACAAAATCAGCACTTGGTGGAATATCTAATAAATTATCATCAGGAATATCAAATGCAACTGATTTCTTTACATCAAGTTTTAAAAATTTCTTAGGATAAAGGATTAATTTTGTTACTTCAAGACGCAGTAAGAGAAGTTTATAAGAAAAATTGGACTTTAATTGCAAACTTTTCATTTATTTTGCACCCTACACCTGAATTTGGTAACTTAATAAATTGGGGTTCTATTGAAAAAACTAATACAGACCTTAACATTGCCTGCATTTCAATAGAAACACCTGAATATACCAATCAATCTATTGAAGATTATTCAGGTAATATGTGGCGATATAATAATGGACGTGATGAATTGTTTAGATTTACAATGACTTTTAGAGATTTTAATCAATTTGAATTATATAGAAAATTTGTAAATGCTTATAACTTAAGTAAAGATAACTATTTTGATAAGGTTGTGTTTAATTGTCAGGTATTCGCTGACCCTGATAATGGAACTCCAAAATCTACTTTACTCTTTGGAACACAATCTGCATTAATTGAAGGTGTTTCTCAACTATCACTTAATAATAGCACTAAGAATCAAATTGCTGAATTTACTGTGAGATTTAAATGCAATTCGCCGTTACACGCAAGCGTAAGTAATGAGAATTCAGGTTCAATTGTAAGTGGCGGATTATCACATTTAAAATTCTTTTAATATTTTTAATATTTTAAATTTAATGAAAGGTTAAAATATGGCTGATTTTAATAAATCTTTTGAACTTCTAGCAAAATTTGAATTTAATAATTCTGCTAATATATTACATAAAAATCCTAATGAAACAGGATTAACTTATTGGGGAATTTATGAAACTGCTAATCCTAGTTGGCAATGGTGGAATATAATTAAACAAGAAATTCAAAAAACAGGTTCAATTAAACAAGCAAGTATAAATTTATCTAAAAATCAAGATTTAACACTAGATGTAATGAGATTTTACAAGAAAAATTATTGGGATTCTATAAATTTGAATTATATTGAATCTCAAAAAGTTTGTGATGAAATGTTTATGTTTGGTGTAAATTGCGGAATTAAGCAAGCAGTTAAATTAGCACAACGTGTTGTAGGTGTTGCTGATGATGGTGTAATAGGAAATCAAACTATTCAAGCAATTAATAATTATGATGAAAGTGATTTTGATAGAGAATTTGATATTGAAGAAATGAAATATTATGACTCTATTATACAGAAAAATCCTAGTTTAAAAATATATAAAAACGGCTGGTATAATAGAGCCAACTCAATATAATTAAATTTAAATTTAATGATTTATTCAGTTATAGAAGTTTCTTTAATTCTATAACTGCTTTAAATCCTTTTTGAATATAATTATTAATCTCTAATCTCTTATTATCTTGTAATGCAGAATTTAAATCTTTATAATTAAAATCGCTAGGATAAACCAAAATATTATAATCTTTAGCATATTCAATCATTTTCTTAATTCCTGTTGTATCATTATCAAGACAAAATATAGGATTTTTAAGTTCTTTAAGACGTTCTTCAGGTATATCAATTCCACATTGTGCTATTATATTAGTTTTGCCTGAACTTAGAGCGTCAAAAATTCCTTCAAAGATATAAACAGGTTGTTCTTTATCAATATTAAACCAATTCCATAATTTATAATCTTTATTTAAATTAAATGTTTTAAAATCTTTAATATCTGTTTTTCTTGAATAAAATCCATAAATTTTATTTAATCTATAAAATGGAATTACAATTGAGTTTTGAATTTTATAAAGTTTATCATCTATGATTATATCTGTATTAATAAAATAAAACTGACCGAATTTCGTGCAGTCTTTATAATCTATATTTCTTGATTTAAGATAATTTAAACCTAATTCAGATTGTTCTAGGGGAATTAATAAATTTTCTAAATCAATAGTCTTAAATTCAGGTATATCATCAGTTTCTATAATCTCTTTATCATTGCCTTTATCAACAAAATCAATATCATTTAAAAATATTTTTTGATGAAAACACTCCCTTTTATAATCATAAAGTTTATCAGGGAAATATAATCTTAAGAAGTTATACATATTTGTATTAACAGGACAATCGCCGTTAAAACATTTAACAAAATCGTTTCCGCCTTTATGATATAAATGAAGTCTTTTAATTGATTTATTTTTCTTAGAATCGCCACAAACAGGACATCTAGCAGATATATCAATTAATGTTTCTTTGCCTATATCGTGGCAACACATCTTAAAGAATTTAATATTTAGTGGATTTAACATCATTTGCTCCTGTAATCTTGTGTAATGATGTTATTATACTATTAAATTCTTAATTATTACTTATTTAATCAATTCTTAGTATAAAATTCTTTAAATTTAGGGTATAAATCAAGAATTTCAGATGGTGTATTGCGTTTAAAATACAATTCATTATCTATATTATCTATTAATAATTGAGTAGTAGCATTAATATTTTGAAGTTTTATTTCTTTAACATTAATATCAGGATTTGATTTTAATATATAAGTATATTGATAAAATTTATTTGTGCCTGCTATAATAGTATTAATATTTTTCTGAATAAAATCGCATTTTTCTAATATAGTATTTAAATATCCTGAATTATGCGATATTATAGTTATGTTTTTGTTATCGCCGAAACATTTTTGTATTGCTAGTTTTCTCAATTCAAATGTATGTTTATCAGAACTAGGGTTTATAATACAAATTACGCCGTTGTCGTAGTCTTTTAAAGATTGTTTAATTATTTCGTAATGTGCTTTAGTAAATATTCTAAATTTGCCTATAAATAGGAAATTGTTATTGTTTTTAATTCTTTTGATTAATATTTTCTTATATTCATTATGAATATCATCTTTAACGTCTAGGTCTGTTTTATTTTGTTTTAGATAGTTTTTAAATTTAAGTTTTCTTAAATTATCTGCTACTTGCTTTAATATATCGTTAAATTCGTCTTGATTAAATAAATTGATATTTGATATCAAATTTAGTGCAGTAAGTCTTATAAATTTATTATATTCTAAATCAGGTTTAATTATATTATTAGTTATTTCAGATTTTAAAACTTTAAAATATAGTCCATTTTGTATAATAACTATACCTTTTTCTGCTCCGCCATATTTTGAATTTATTGATAAAAATAATTCTTGAATCTTAGAAATATAATCATCAATATAATTTAAATTTAATAGATTTTTAATTTGTAAATATTGTTTCTCTACTTCAGGGTCTAATAAAGAATTTTCAAAATTATTTAAATATCCTGCAAATAATATTCTTGGTGTATCTAGTTTTAAAATTTTAGCATATAAATCACGTTTTAGAACTCTGAAATCTTTAGGATTTGATAAAATACGACCATAATTTAATTGATATTCGGTGTTGGCATATCCTATCAAAACTAATTTATGAGTTAATTTATATTTAGTTTGTTGCTTATCGTGATTGCATAAGAACATAATAAAAAATTCAGTATTAATAGGGATTTGTGAAAAATCTGTATTTAATTTATACAGATGTTCTAAGTGATTAAATATTACTTTAATTTGAGAATATGATTTAGATTGTTTAACTTTTGTATTAGGTGCATAATCAAATTCATCAGGATATTGAATATAATCTTTATAAGAAACTATCCAATCTTTTTTAAAATCGCCTGTATCAGAAATTCTTATTAATCTTATTTTTATTCCGTCTAATTTTTGTTCTATTAAACATTCTGTATTTAAAAATTGTTTCTTACGTAAATCTGAATTTAAGTAAGTATTAAGATTTGGAATTTCTAAATTTAGACCCATAAAAATATCCTTTGAAAATGTATATTACTATTTATATTAACGAGAGCCTGAAATTAATCAGGCACACTATTAATTAATCATCTAGTAAAATATATCTAAATTCTCTGTTTAATCTTTTAAGATTATTATCATATTGAGATTTAAGATTTTTATTTGCGATATACATATTTGTATAGTCTGTTGATTGTTTTTTAATTCTATCAAAATGTTTATATTTTTTACTGGGAACATAAACACAAGTATCAGTAAATGTATATTGTCCGTTGCCTGCTGAATATTTGCATTTTTCTTCATTTACAACTTTTGGTAAGTTACAAAGTTTTCTTTGTCTTAATTTAATACTATCTATTATATTAGCATATACATCAGAATATTTGATATTTTTTGCTATTAATGATTCTAAGTAAAATCTTATATCATCTTTATGTTCAGATTTTACATTATTATATACTTCTCTTATATAATCACAAATTTCATCAGAATTCATATCATCTTCAAAAACTAAATAATCTGATTTTAAAGTTCCAAATTGATATGAAAAACTTAAATAATCTTTTCTAAAATTAACATCTACTATTTTTTCAATAGGTGCTTTATCAATATTATGTGATAGATGATTTGAAAAGAAGTTTTTTGAAACTTCATTGTATTGTAAATCTCTGTTTTCTTTGTATTCTGCGTAAGTCATTTGTTGCTCCTTTTAAGCGATTTATTTTTTAAAACAAGAGAATTATATAGTATCATTGCTTAAATAGAGTTTAAAGATAACTTAATATTTGCTTAATTTATAAATTTTTAGAGTAAATAATAGTATGAAACATTACTTAATTTAAGCATATAATAAGAATTTATGGTATATTATTATAAAAACACAACAAGGAGCAAATAGATAAGATGACAGAAAATAGAAAAGTTTTGCATAATGCTAAGTTGGCAAAAGATGATGAATTTTATACACAAATGATAGATATTGAAAATTGTATAGAAAATTTTGATTTAAATAATAAAGTTATATATTGTAATTGCGATGACCCTAGTTTCTCTAATTTCTATAAATTTTTTAAGATTAACTTTGCAAAGTTAGGTTTAAAAAGATTAATATCAACATATAAATCTGATGAACCTTATAGATATGATTATGATGGAATTAATGAGATTAAAACACCAATTGAATCAGGTTTATTTGAGTATAATTCTAATATAATAACAGATAATATAGATGATATAATAGTAGTAACAAATCCACCATTTTCTCTATATAAAGAATTCTTTAATTTCTTAATGGATTTAAAAGTTAAATTTATAATTATTGCAAATTTAAATGTTTTAGGTTATAGAGATACTTTTAGCAAATTGAGAGAGAGAGAGATAATGGTCGCTTACAGCGGAAAACAAACTTACGAATTTATAAGACCTGATGGAGTATTACAAAGAGTTTCATCTATATGGCTAACCAATATTAATCAAACAAAAGAATTACCAATTAGAGAATTCAAAACAAAATACAATCCTGAACTACATCAAAAATATGATAATTATAATGCTATAAATTGTGATAAAACTAAAGATATTCCTTATGATTACAACGGAGTAATAGGAGTTCCAATATCTGCACTTACTATTTTAAATTATAGACAATATAATATAGTAAATTTAGGTGCAGTTAAAAATGGGTGTGTTTTTGATAAACAATATCAAAATACAATTTTTCATAGTTCAAGTGGAAAATCAAGCGAAACAACAGTATTAAATAGATATTTAAATTTAGAAATACCCAATAGATTAGAAAATAAAAGTTATTATGAAGATAACGGAAAATTCTATATTCAGCCATATACAAGAGTTTTAATTACTTTAAACAAAGATTTTAATAACATTAAGGAGTAGAAAAATGAGTTCAGAGTTAGAAAAATTATCAGCACTCGCCAACATATCAGAAAATAAATTTAATAATTTTATAAATTTCTTAAATAATCTATCTGATAGAGATTTATTTAAATTAGGTTCATTATTAAGTGCAGTTGATATTTACACAACAGAAAATGGCAACTATATCAAATTTAAGAATAATACATTTATAGATGTTAATGGCTCACTTGTAACTAAAGCAGGCGATTTTAATGTAGTATTGGCAGATACAATACATTTTAATCCTGATTTAGATTTTAATAATACAGATGATTTCTTAACACTAGAAAGGAATTTAGAACAAGGCAATAAAAAAGCATTAGAGAAAATAGCAAATTCTTGTGATTGTGAATTGCACCAATCACATTAAATTATACTAAATTATATTAATTAAATTTAAAGGAAATTAAAATGGTAAAAACATATATTTTAGATACTAATATTATTTTAGATGATTTAAATAATATATTTAAAATCTATAATAATGAAAATATCTTAATTTTACCTAGTATAACATTAGATGAACTAGATACAAAGAAAACAAATTTTGATGAATTAGGTTATCGTAGCCGTGAATTTGGACGATTTTTAGATGAATGCGAAATACAAGTAATATCAAATCCTAGTCTTTTAGATTTTGTAAAACAAGACTTAACAAAAAATTTAAGATTATCTAAACTTACAAATAAAGCAAACAATATTACTTTATATGTAGCAGACTTAAAAGAATTTGAATCCGATACAAAATATAGACACACAACTATATTAAACGATAGAAAGATAATTGAAATTTGTCAATATTTTAAAGATTCTATATTAATAAGTTTTGATGTAATGTGTAGATTAAAGGCACTATCAGAGAATATAGAAGCAGAAACTTTAAAAGGTTCATCACAAGAAATAGATTATCATTTTATTAAAGAAATATTTGTAAAAGATTATATAGATTTAGACGGAACAAAAGTTTATGATTTTGATAAAGATTATCAACCTGATAACTTTAACTATATAATAAAATTTGATAATGGTAAAACAGATGTTTATCAAGTTTTTAATGATACGCTATATAGACTTGATGAAAGCAATATCAATAAACAAGATATAAAACCTTTAAATTTAGGACAGAAGTTATTTGTAGGTTCTGTAATATCTGATTTCACAAATATCATAATATCAGACGCACCAGCAGGAAGTGGTAAAACTTTGCTTGCTTTATCAACAGCAATAAGATTAGTAAAAGAGAAAAAATTTAATAGAATTGTATATATTAGAAACTCAATAGAATCAATTGACAAAGGCGAAGATATAGGATATTTACCTGGTCTTGAAGAAAAATTTGCTATTTATAACCACCCACTATATGATACCTTGAAATTTATTGCTAAACAACAATTAACACAAGCAAATCATAATAAATCAAATAAAGACCAAATTTCAGATGAACTAATTGATAAAAGGGCTGAAGAATTACAAGAGCGATATAATATTACTACAATGTGGATAGGCGAATTAAGGGGAAGGACAATTTCAGACGCAGTAGTAATATGCGATGAATTTGGAAACTTTAGTAAAAAGTCAGGACAATTAGTAATTTCAAGACTTGATAAAGGTTGTAAATTAATTGTAATAGGTTCAAATAATCAAATTGATAACCCTTATATAAACAAATATACAAATGCTTTATCAACATTATTTAATGCGACAAAAGAAAAACACCCTGAAGTTAAGTTACACGCCACTGTGATGGATAAAATTGTTCGTGGCGGAATTACAGCATTTGCAGAAAGAGTTTTTAACTCAAAATAATATTTAAGTTTGTTTTAAGTGTTCCTTAATGTTTTTATAAGTTTAGGTGTGATAATCTAACACAATTAAAAGTTAAGGAACACAAGATGAATAAGTATCAACTTGAAGCACAAGAGAATTTAGATGATATTCAATCTATCTTAAAACAAAATCAACTATCATTTCAAGATATTTTAAATTTATATGATTTAATTTCTTATAATCAATTTCTTAAAGATGATATTTTTATATCAATTACACAAGAGCAATTACCATTAGAAGAATATGAATGTTTAGTTTATTTTAAAGTTACTTACTTCGGCAAAGAATCAATTTATAAATATACTTCAAAATTAAAAGATTTTAATTTTTACGAATTAGTAAAATCAGAATTATTATTTACACTTGAAAATGGTAAATTAAAAACATCTACACAAACAATACCATATAATTTTGATACAAAAATATCAAAAATAGAATTCATAAAATTATTTCATAAACAATTAGAAACAAAATTTCAATCATTTGAAAAGAATTTTAATAATAAGGTGCAAGCACTAAAATCTAAAGAACGTCAATATAATAAAGCATTAAATTATAAAGTAGCAATAATAAATGATTATTTGCCAAGAAAATATGAATCTTTATATTTTCCTACCAAAATTTTTGAAAGATTACAAATTAAAGCAGGTATTTTCTTTGTTTATGAATTAAAACCTGGATATGAAAATTATACTGAAAAACAAATAAAAGACCATATATTAGAAAAATTATATTTAAATCCTTTAAAAGAATTAAAAGAATCTATTGCAAAAACTGAACCTAGATTAGAATATTTTAAGAAACAATTAGATATTATTTCAGATAATTATTCAGAATACTTATTATAAGGATATTAAATGGAAACAAAATTACCTATTACAATAGAACCTGATAGAACAAAACTTCATAATATTTTATCAGCAAGTGCAGTTTCAATTCAAGATATTATAAGTTTTTATGATTTAATAGAGAAATATAACTTGCACGATAGATTTAGTGTATATACTTGTCCTTATGAAGATTATATGACTGCTTTTAAAATAAAATATGATAATTTAAGTTCTATATATAGATTTGACACATCTTTATATTCTGATTTTAATTGCTATAATAAACTTTATGAACGCACAACATCAGATATTAATAATTTTTTAAATCCAAATGGCAGGCAAGAAATAATGCCTTTATATGGTATTGATATAGATTTCAATATTAAATTGTCTAAATCAGATTTTATGAGAAAATTTATATACGCAATAAATTTTTTAATCGATTCTTATTTTAAAATGATAAAATACTATAACAATCAAAAAGAAAACACAATAACAAAACATAATCAATATATGAATTATAAATTAGAATTGCAAACAATACCACATTTTGATGGCAGACTTATGAAGCCAAGCAAGTATTATCAATCTTTTTCAATTTATGAAAAAAGACTTATAGTAGTAAATTTATATCCTAGTTATAAAGATTTATCAGAATATGAATTAAAAAAATTAATAATAGATGAATTATTAAATGAAAGTTTAGAAAAATTTGATAACCAATTGAAACCAAATATTGAAAATTATAGTAAATTAAAGGATTTATCGGATATAATAAACAAAGATTATTTAGAATACACAATGTAAGGATTAATAATGACTTTTTTACAAGCAAATGGTAATTTTGACTCTAGGTTAAACTTTACTCAAATTTTAGATTTATTAAAATC